CCTTATGGTCTATCACATGAACAGTAAAGGCCATGAGTTTAAGACTTGGACAAGGGGTAATAAAATTAAGGTTGGGCTGAAGTTGATTGAGTTGATAATGATAAAAATAAATATGGTCAACATGATAAACAAGAAGGTAGGCAAAGCAACTACAAGTTATGTTGTCTTTACTGATAGGTTTATGAAATATATAAGGCAGGGTAGGTCAAATAGGATTGCTGCCTTTCCTATCTACCTACCTTGTCTTGATGTACCAAGAGAGTGGACTTCAATAGATAGCGGTGGTTACTTTACAGACAGACTAAAAACAAAAGCAATTAAGAGTTCTAATCAAGACTACCTAAACACACTACGAGGAGAAGACTTAACAACAAGTCTGAAAGCGTTAACTCTGGCGAGTCAGACAGCTTGGGGTGTAAATCAATTTGTACTAGAAACTCTTGAATACTGTTGGGAGGAACGAATAGAGGTTGGTTCATTGATAGATAGGGAGCTTGCAGAACTGCCAACAAAACCAATTAATATTGCTACTGATAAGGAAGCAAGAAAAGAATGGAAATATTTAGCTGGTTTAATCCATGATATGAACCATCAGAATATGGTCAAGAGGTATCAGATACTATCAATGATTGATACAGCAAAAAGATATATTGGCGAAAAATTTTATCACGTTTATCAATTTGATTTTACTGGTCGTATGTACCCACTTACTGCACACTTCCACCCACAAGGAAATGATATAGCAAGAGGGCTACATATATTCCATGAAGGTGCAGAGATAAAAACTAAACAAGACTTAAATTGGTTAGCCATAGCAGGTGCTAATCATTGGGGTCTTAATAAACATACCTATGAGGAAAGATTAGAGTGGGCTTACATAGAAGGAACTGATCTAGCTCTTGAAGTTTATAAAGACCCGATAGGTAATGTTGATATATGGGGTAAAGCAAAAGAGCCATTTCAATTCTTGGCTTGGTGCAGAGAGTGGGCTATGTTTCAAGACTATGGATTAAATAAAGGTTTCATATCTCACCATGTTTGCTGTCTTGATGGTACGAATAATGGTTACCAACATATAGCAGGTCTTATATCTAATCAACATTTAGCTAACAAAGTTAACCTACAAAATGTTAATGAACCGCAAGATTTATATAAACAAATCCTTGATGTTCTGTTGATGCTACTGAAGTATGACAAGTCTGAACAGGCTGCAATCTGGTATGCACAGAAAGATAAGTTAACAAGAAAGTTTATAAAGAAACCTGTGCTTATGATTCCATATAACTCAACTACATTTGGAATAGCAAACTACATAGAAAAATATTTTGTAAATGAAAATGTTTTTATCGCAAAAAATTTTAAGAATAATTTTTATTTGGCAACCATGATTGAACAGGCAGTTAAGTATGTAACCCCAGAAAGTTATGAGGTATTGAAGTACTTGCAGACTACAGCTTTATGTTTCAACAAAGAGAATAAACCTATCTCTTGGCATACACCATCAGGGTTTCTTGTTCAACAGAACTACTACAAGAATGATGTTAAAAGAGTGAAGACTAAACTAAGTAACTCAAGTGTCAGGCTTAGTCTAGCTGAACCAGATACCACTAAGGTTGATAAACGCAGACAGGCACAGGGTTTTCCTAGTAATTATATACATAGTCTTGATGCTGCACATTGTCACATGAGTTTAGTAGAAGCTAGTAAGCATGACTTAAAAAACTTTTGTGTAATACATGATTGCTATGGCAGTCCAGCTAGTGAACTTCAAAGGTTTATTGAATGTGTAAAGCAAAGTTTTTTTAACATTTATAGCGACAACAATCTAGATAATCTATACCACCAAACAACACAACAACTAAGTGATACAAGTAAGTTACCAGCAGCACTAGATATGGGAGACTATAACATTACAGATGTGTTGACAGCACCATATATATTTACATAGCAAGAGATCAAGGTATAGTAAGGGAACGTCTTTTAAAGACGCATTAAAACGGAAACCAAACCAAGGTACAAACATGGAAGCACTCAAGCCTGAGACTATTAAGATAGTCACACCCAATCCTACAAACTTTAGGTATTCATATCTTGTAACCCCTGACGAGTTCAAGGGTGTTAAGAAATACAAAGCAGAGTGTCTTATCAAGAAAGGCACTATGATGAAACTTGAAAAAGGTAGAGAAGTTGATGCGGTAGAACATATTATTGAGCAGCTTGAAGGCTTGCTTGATAGATGGAAAGCAGCGTTAAAAGAATACTATCCAGATAGAAAGTTTACCCTTACAAAAAATAAACATGGCGAACCAGCTTTGCCTTGGTCAACAGAAGATGATTACCTAGTCATCAAGACCAGCAAGAAAGCTGGTGGGGTAAAAATGAATGGTGATCTATGGACTAATCCACCTGTTACTTTCTGGGCTAACGAAGACCCACTACGTCTTATGACAGACGAAGAAAAAAAGGAATACGAAAAGATTAGTCCTATGACAGAAGGGCAGATGTCTATGAAGTGTAGTGGCTATGACGCAGGTGCTAATGGTGTCGGTATCAGATGCCAACCTTTACAAGTCATAGTAAGAAAGCACGTTGAATGGACAGGTAGCCCAGACTTTGAAGCAGAAGCACCGAGTAGTTATGAAGAGAAACCCCACCAAATCGAAGTTACAGGACCAACCAAAGAAACCTTTGGGTACGAACCAGTTACAACCAGAAAGGCAGGGTTTGAAACAGTTGACGCAGCCGACTTCTAAATACAAGAGTAAATTTGAAAGTCAATTTGCTGACAAATTAACCAAAAAGAAAATTATCTTTACCTATGAAACTCTCAGCATTGACTATGAAATCACTTGCACCTATCGCCCTGACTTTATCCTCAACAATTTTATTGTTGAAACGAAGGGCTACTTCTCGAAAGAAGATAGACGCAAACATCTTGCGATTAAGGAGAAACGACCCGACCTAGATATAAGGTTCTGTTTTCAAAATAGCAGAACCAAACTATCTAAAGCTAAGAACTCTATCTCTTATGCCAAGTGGTGTGAGAGACATGGGTTCCAATACTGCGACAAATTTATTCCTGATGATTGGTATGAAGAGCCAATACAAAAACAAAATAGTTTGCCCTGAGTGCGGTAAAAAAAACTGTGCAGTCTTTGATGATGGACACCACCATTGCTTCACTATGGACTGTGGCTACACCTACTACCCAAACAAAAAACTAACTTATCCAGAATATAAACAAAAGAAAGTGACCACTAACATTATTCCTATATACAAACCAAACCCAAAGCTGTTGAAGGTTACACCGATAGCTTTACCCAAGCGTGGAATAACTAAAGAAACAGCAGAACTATTTGGTTATGGTATGTCTGAATACAGAGGGCAGCCAGTACAGGTAGCTACATATAAAGATCAAAAAGGTAATGATGTTGCACAGCACGTACGCTTTCAAGATAAGAAGTTTATATGGATAGGTGATATGTCTAAGGTACAACTATGGGGTCAGCATCTTTGGAGACAGCATGGAGGTAATGGTTCTGTCTTTTTAACTGTATGTGAGGGTGAGATTGATTGCATGAGTGCTAGTCAGATACAAGGTAATAAATTTCCCTGTGTCTCCATTCCGTCAGGAGTACAATCAGCAGCTAAATACTTAGCAGCTAATTACAAATGGCTTGATAGTTTTTGTCGTATTGTTATTTGTTTTGATAATGATGTTGCTGGTATGAAGGCAGCAGATAAATGTATGGAGGTATTGCCAAGAGGTAAGGTTGCAATAGCAAAATTAGATCGTAATGACGTTAACGATCATCTTGTATTAGGAGAAGGTGAGCTAGTAAAAGATAGGTTATGGAAGGCTAGACCAGTTAGACCTGACTCTCTCATTAACGCAGCAGACGCTTGGGATTTGTTTACCAAAGAAACAAGTAAACCTGTATCAGACTTTCCATTTCCAAAGTTAAACGAATACACAAGAGGTTTGTTTCCTAGTCAAATCTTTACGGTAGCTAGTGCAAGTGGGGCAGGTAAGTCCACAATATGCAGGGAGCTATGCCATCACTTTCTTAAAAGAAATATCAAGGTTGGTTACATTGGGTTAGAAGAATCAGTACAAAGAACTCTTCAAGGTCTTGTAGGTATTGACTTGAATATTCCTTTGCACTTAAATGAAGATGGCATAACAAAAGATGATCTGCGGATTGCGTTTGATAACCTTACATCAACACGCAATCTTTTTTTATACAACCACTTTGGTAGTCTTGAGCCTGATGTATTGCTTGAACAGATAAGATACTTAGCTACTGTTGATGGAGTAAAGGTAGTCATACTAGATCACATAAGCATAGTTCTATCTGGTCTTGAACTAGATAACGAACGCAAAGCAATAGATATAATAATGACCAAGTTAAGAAGTTTGAGTGAAGCAACTGGTATAGCTATTGTATTGGTAAGTCATTTACGCAGACCACAAGGACAATCACATGAGTCGGGCAGAGAGGTAGATACATCAGACTTGAGAGGTAGTCATAGTCTTCTTCAACTATCAGATGTCGTGTTATCTGCTTCCAGAAACCAGACAGGAGAAGCTAGTGAAAGGCAAAGACTACAGCTAAAGGTATTGAAGTCTAGGCATACTGGCATGACAGGAGAAGTAGATAAATTATTATACGACCAGAAGACAGGTCGGCTTGTTGTATATGAGGATTTTATTTAGCTATGACTTTACTTATTGATGCTGATTGGTTGATCTACAATTCATGCTGTGCCTGTGAACAAGACACAAGATGGAATGATTGGGAGCATACATTACATTCAGATGAAAGAGACATACTTAATCTGATAGAGAACAGACTAGATGTTTATAGAAGTATTGCTAGTGGTAAGCATGACATAGTTATGTGCTTTACTTCCTACCCTACATTCCGACATGAGATATTTCCTGAGTACAAGATCAACAGGATAGGTAAACGCAAACCACTTGCACTTAGAAGTGTTATAGAAAAAGTAAAAGAGGTATATGAAACTGTAGCCTATGAGCATTTAGAAGGAGATGACGTACTTGGTTTGCTTGCTACCAATGGCAAATACAAAGACCCGATAATAGTTTCAGTTGATAAAGATATGAGAACACTACCCTGCAAACTTATAGCTGATGATTGCATAGAACATATTACTAACAAGAAAGCAGACAGGCATTGGTTTGAGATGTCGTTGGCTGGTGATGCAGGTGACGGAATACTAGGTATCAAAGGTATGGGTATGGTTACTGCTTCAAAGACTTTAGCCAATACACCTGATACCAAAGAAGCACTATGGTCTAAGGTACAGGAGACATATACTAAGAAAGGTTATACGATTGCTGATGCTATCTTGAACGCAAGACTTACAAGAATACTTAGAGAGGGAGATTATGATTACAATACAGGTGAAGTAAAACTTTGGAACCCATAAAGAAAACCCCAAGAGGAACCACACCCTTGAGGTTTTCTTAGCGTTGCAACAAGGTAACCACTCCTTGCTATCTATAGACTAACATATAATATAGATATAGCTCTTTAATTTTTGTGTCTTTACCAGTAATTACTGACGAACTTATACAAGCTTTAGATGCTGTGTTTCCTAACAGACACCCAGACCTATCGCTATCAGATCGAGAAGTGTGGTATCGTGCAGGGCAGAGGTCTGTTGTTGATTACCTTATTGAACAGCAACTAAGACAAAAAGAAACTATGTTAACTAACAGAGTATTGGAGAACTAGCTATGTGTTTTGGTGGTGGTCAACAAGTAGCCAATGCGATACAAAAGAGAGAAGTTAAAAATGATCCAGTTGTAATTTCAGGTGAACAAGAAGGTCTTGAAAACAAAAAGAAAAAAAATGAAGCAGCAGATTCTTTGAAGATTGCGAAACAAAAAGAAACTAAAAACTTTTCTAACCCAACTATTGCAACAGCACAAAAGCTAACGCAAACAAAAAGGAAGACTTTAATTTAGTTCATGCTAGTATAAGGAAAAATTAATATCTATTAATCATGTGTTTAGGGAGAAGACCCACGCCACCACCAACTCCCGCACCAGAGCCAGTTGATTCTCCTATAGAAGAAACTGCTGATGCTGTTGTTGTTGGCAAACAAAAGAAGAAACAAGCTGCTGATACAAAAGTTGCTATGGGTAGAAGGATGGGAACTAGATCATTACAGATACCATTACTTGATGGTGCAAAAGGTGGAGATTTGAATTACCCAACTTAATATGGAATACTCGACACAAGGCACAACCGCAGCAGGTAGGTATGAAGCACTTGTTAGTAGTAGGTCTGTCTATGATAGAGAAGCAAAAGAATCTTCAAAGCTAACAATACCTAGCTTGATACCAGAACAAACAACTGGTACAAGGGCGCGTATAAAAACTCCTTTCCAAGCTACTGGTAGTCGTGGTGTGAATAGCTTGTCTAATAAATTATTGATGACTTTGCTTCCTCCAAGCACAGCATTTTTTAAATTAGAAATAGATAACCTTGAAATAAGAAAGCAAGGGCAAGAGCAAATGCAGAGTGAGATAGATAAAGGACTACGCACAATAGAAAATGCTTTGATGAATCAGATAGAAATATCTAATGATAGGGTTGCCATGTTTGAAGCTATCAAACACCTAGTCGTATCAGGTAATGTTTTGCTATATCTAACAGATGCAGGTCTTAAAGTATATCCATTATCAAAGTTTGTTTGTAAGCGTGATGCAATGGGTAATGTATTAGAAATACTTGTTAAAGAAACAATACACCCACAAGCCTTACCTGCTGCTTTTTTAGAACAGATTAAAAAGAAAGAGAACTATGACGCTAAGACAATGACAGATGACCTTGATATATATACATATATAAAAAGAATTAATGATGATGTTTTTTGGTTTCAAGAATGTAAGGGAGAAAAGATACCAAACACAGATGGTAGATCAAGAGTAGATGTAACACCTTGGCTACCTCTTAGATTTATCCAAGTTGACGGTGAAGATTATGGTAGAGGTTATGTTGAAGAATACAGAGGAGACTTAATTAGTCTTGAGTCTTTAATGCAAGCAATAATCGAAGGTGCTGCTGCTAGTGCAAAGACTTTATTTCTAGTCAATCCCAATGGTGTTACAAGAGCAGCGACTATAAGCAAAGCACCGAATGGAGCAGTAAGAGAGGGTACAGCAGCAGATGTTTCTGTTATGCAGGTTGGTAAGAGTGCAGACTTTTCTATTGCTTTTAGTGCAATACAAAGAATAGAAGCAAGACTTGAGTTTGCTTTCTTGATGGCAAGATCAGTACAACGTGACGCAGAAAGAGTGACAGCAGCAGAGATAAATCTTATGGCACAAGAACTTGAAAATAGTCTTGGTGGAATTTACTCTACCTTGACTCAATCTTTTCAACTACCATATCTAAGAAGACGTATGCACCTGCTAGTAAGACAGGGCAAGGTTCCCAAGCTACCTGATGAACTGGTCAAACCTAAGATAGTGACAGGACTTCAAGGTCTTGGTAGAGGTAATGATAGAAACAAGCTGATAGAGTTTATAGGAACTGTAGCCCAAGCTTTAGGACCAGATGTAATGAGACAATACGTGAATGTAGATGAAGCGGTCAAACGTCTTGCTACCAGTATTGGTATAGATACTGCTAACCTAGTAAAAACACAAGATCAGATCCAAGCAGAACAAGAAGCTATGCAACAGCAGCAACTTATTCAAAGTCTTGGACCTGCTGCTTTGGGGTCATCTTTAGTTGATCCTAAAAAACTAGCTGATGCACAGGCACAACAACAAACAATGGAGGAACCTCAAGATGCCAACCAAGAAGTCCAGTAGAAAAAGAGATGAAGATGGAAAATTTGTCTCTGAAAAAGCTATCGTTAGCGAACTAGGTGTTAACGAAGAAAACCCTGTACCCGAAAAGTCTGGTGATGTTATTACTAGACATGGCAGTACAATTCACTATAGTTAAAAGAAAACCACTATGACTTCATCACAAGTAAATGTTTCAGAGACACCACCAATGTCTGCTTCAGACTTGGAAGGTTTAAAAGAAGACAATGGCCTGTATGCAGGTAAGTTTAAAACTGTAGAGGATCTTGTAGGAAGCTACAAAGAACTTGAAGGTAAGCTTGGTGCTATAGATCAAACCAGAGAAGAACCAGAAAATGTTACAGAAGAAGAGACAGAAGAGCAAGAAACAGAAACTAACGATTCTGAATTTAATGCAGATGAATTTTATGGAGAAGGTCTTGCTGCTGTGTTAGACGAAGTTGGTATTGATGCACAAGATATATCAAACCGCTTTGCAGAGAATGATGAGATCTCTGAAGATGATTACAGCAAATTAAATGAAGCTGGTTTTTCAAGACAAATTGTTGATACCTACTTAGATGGTCTTCGTAATGCTGGTATGGCAGGTGAAGTAGATGCACAAGGTATCAAAGACTCAGTTGGTGGAGATGAAAGTTATGGTCAAATGGTTTCTTGGGCTATGGCTAATTTACCTGCTGAAGAAGTCCAAGCCTTTAATAAGTTAACTGATATTGGAGATGGACCTGCTATTAAGCTGGCTGTTCAAGGTATCTATTCACAATACAACAACGCTATGGGAATTGAACCAAATCTCTACTCAGGTCGTGCATCAACAGGTGGACCTACACCATTTAGATCTACAGCAGAAGTAGTAACTGCTATGTCTGATCCTCGTTGGGAGAAAGACGTATCATACACAGAAAATGTAAAAGCACGTTTAGCAGGTTCTAACGTATTCGGCTAATGGCTAACAAACCTACAAATCCAAAACTTTATGCAAGAATAAAAGCTAAAGTAAAACGTACTGTAAAGAAGTGGCCTTCTGCTTATGCAAGTGGACAACTTGTAAGGCAGTATAAGGCTGCTGGTGGAGGTTACACTAAAGCATGAAAAAATTAACAGACAAACAAAAAAAGAATCTTGATAAAACTGGTGATGGTAAACTCACTAAAGAAGATTTTTTATTGGTTCGTAGATTAAAAAACAAAAAGAAAAATGGCAAAGCTTAGTCTTAGTCAAATGAGAACTCTGAAAAAACATTCAGAGCATCATTCTAAAAAACACATGGATATGATGAAGAAGCTTATGCGTGAAGGTTCTTCATTTAAAGCAGCACACAACAAAGCACAGAAACAAGTAGGCAAATGAGTCTCGACAGATGGTTTAAAGAAAAGTGGGTTGATGTTAAAACAGGCAAGAAGTGTGGCCGAGGTAAGAATGAAAAGGGCAGACCTTACCCTGCTTGCAGACCATCAAAGAGAGTTAGTAGTAAGACTCCAAAGACTACAAGTGAGATGAGTAGTAAAGAGAAAGCTAGATTTAAAAGAGAAAAAACAAGTTCAAAAAATATTACCTATCAACATAAGAGAAAAAGAAATAGTTTAAAGATTGCGTAATAGTGTTATATTTTAAGTAGCTTACATTTTTTATGTCTAAAGGTGTATCAATGACTAAGGCAGATAAAGACCCCACAGGTGGTCTTACTGCTAGAGGTCGGAGAAAATACAACCGAGCAACAGGTGGAAACTTGCAAGCTCCTGTTACTAAAACAAGTGGACTTTCACCTAGACAAAAAGCAAGAAGAAAATCTTTTTGTGCAAGAATGTCTAAGGTAAAAGGACCATTAAAAGATAAAGATGGCAAGCTAACTCGCAAAGCTCTTGCACTACGCAAGTGGAATTGTGGGTCTGTAAAAACTTAACAGAGTAGAAATCTAAATATCCTTGTGCCTGATGCGTCAGATACCACTTGAGAGAAAGGATTGAAACGAAGTTAGTTTCTCAAATTTGTAAACATTAATCAAGGAGTTTTCTATGGCTAACGCCACAGTCTCACGCCTTGGTTTGGTCAACAATACAGGCACAGATTTTGATGCCCTGTTTTTAAAGGTATTTAGTGGCGAGGTGCTAACTGCGTTTGCCAGAAACAATATCTTTAACGAGCAACTTCATTCAGTTCGTACTATCACAAGTGGTAAGTCAGCACAGTTTCCAGTATTAGGAACTGCAACGGCTGCTTATCATACAGTGGGTACACCTCTTGTTGGTGCTAACCAAATCAAGGCAAATGAAAAGATTATCAACATTGATGATCTTCTAATTGCACAGAGTTTCATTGCTAACATTGATGAACTCAAGAATCATTATGACGTAAGAGCTACTTACGCTGATGAATTAGGCAAGGCTTTAGCTCGCACATACGATCAAAACGTAGCGAAGCAAATAGCTAATGCGAGTCGTGCTTCTACTAACCTTAGTGGTGGTAATGGTGGTCTTGTATTGACACTTGCTTCTGGTAATACAACTTCAGCAAACGTCACAGGTGACGAGATAGCAGCAGCTATCTATGACATTGCACAGACATTTGATGAAAGAGACATTCCTCCAACAGATCGTTTCTGTGTATTACCACCTGCTGAGTACTACAAACTTGCTGAGTCTGCTACAAGAACTGTAGACGTTGACTTCAACCCACAGGGTAATGGTTCGTTTGCTTCTGGTAAGGTACAACAAGTTGCTGGCATCCCAATAATGATGTCTAATAACGTACCTCAGAGTAATGTCAGCAGCAATCCAAGCGGTGCCAATAATACTTACTCAGGTGACGATAGTAAAACTATTGGTCTTGTCTTCCACAAGTCTGCTGTTGGTACAGTAAAACTAATGGATATGACAACTGAAATCTCTGGTTCAGATTATGGCATAATGTATCAAGGAACCTTAATGGTTGCTAAGTATGCGTTAGGTCATGGCATTTTAAGACCAGAATGTGCAGCTACTATTAAGCTATCTGCTTCTTAATTTCAATTTATAGGGTATCTTATTATTAGATACCCTTTTTTTATTATGTATCATTCATCTAAAAAGAAAAAAAAGAAAAAACAAAAAGGTGGAAGAGACTCACTTAAAATTAAAAGCAAAGGGTATTAATTATGTTTGGCAAGAATAAAAAGAAAAAAGGTATTCTTGGTCTAAAAGGTCAAGCTTATCTTGATGCTTACAATCAAAAGATGAACGATACAGGTAAAACAACGCTTGCTGAAAAGGCTAGGTTTTTTAAAGAAACTCAAAAATTAAGAAGAATAGCTGAAAAGGAGGCTGGTAACTAATGGCTGTAGCTGCAACTACTGAACTTCAATGTATCAACATAATGCTTGCTGCTATAGGTGAAGCTCCTATTAACAGTCTTGTAGGGTTACTTCCAGCAGATGCCGTTACTGCACAGTCAACTCTTCTTGAAGCAAATAAAAGTATTCAATCAGAAGGTTGGTCTTTTAATACAGAAATAGATGTAACCTTTACACGAGATGGATCAAATCAAATTAATTTGCCAACAAACATTCTTAGAATTGATGCTAATGTTAATCATCACCCAACGATAGATCCTATACAACGTGGCACAAAATTATATGACAGACAAAATAATAAATATGAATTTGATGAGGATTTAATTTGTACTGTTGTTTATTTTAGAGAATTTGATGAAATACCAGAACCAGCTAGACACTATATAAATATACAAGCTGCAAGAAAATTTGTTGACAGAATTGTAAGTGACCAAGCATTAAGAACTTATACATTACAAGACGAACAAAGAGCTAGAGCAATACTAATGGAGACTGATTTATCAAATGGAGATCACAATATACTAAGAGGTGATCCCTCTCTTACCAGTATCTTTGATACTTACAATCCTTCAAGTGCTTTAATTAGATAACTATGGGTGTTATATCAAGAGCTATACCTACATTATTAAGAGGTATATCTCAGTCTTCTGATGCTTTGAAGCAAGCAGATCATGCTGACATACAAGACAATGCTGATAGCAACCCTGTTCTTGGTCTTTCAAAAAGATCAGGATCACAATTTTTAGCTGGAATTAGCAACTCTACTCTTGGTAATGTTCACATACAAACTATAAATAGAGATGCCAATGAACAGTATGTAGCAATATTTAGTAATGGTGATGTCAAAGTTTTTGAATTAGATGGTACAGAAAAAACAGTAAACAAACCAGATGGCACTAACTATTTAAATACATCAAACCCTAGAAGTGTAATGAAGACAGTAACTATTGCTGACTTCACTTTTGTTGTTAATACAAGTATTACAACAGCAATGGATTCAGCAGTATCAAATAGTGCCAGTAATATAACTCAAGCAATTATATTTATAAAACAAGCAACATCTAAAACAACTTATTCGGTAACTGTAGATGGTGTAACAGTTACAGATGACACTACTGGTAATGATCCTTTATCAACTGATACTGTAGCTTCTGATCTTGCAGGTGGTTTAAATTCTGGTCTTACAGGTTTTACGATTGCTAGAAATGGTCCTGTAATACATATTAAAAAAAATGATGGTAGCAATTTTTCAATAGACGGTAACGACTCTCAAGGTAATACAAAGATGACTATTATCAAAGATACAGTACAACAGTTTACTGATCTTCCTAATGTGTCACCTAATGGATATGTAGTAGAAATTGTTGGTGATGAAGGTACAGACTTTGATAATTACTATGTTAAATTCACAACTAATAATGGTAATGCTTTAGAAGAAGGGCAATGGCAAGAAACAGTAGAAGCTGGCATACCTTTTAAATTTAATTACGACACAATGCCACACGTTCTTATACGTCAGGCTGATGGTAATTTTAGATTTGCAAGAGTAGATGGAGATACATATACAATATCTGGAACTGATTTTACATTACCTCAATGGGGTGAACGTGTTGTAGGTGATTTAGTATCATCACCAAATCCTTCTTTTATTGGTAATAAGATTAATAACGTATTTTTCTTTAGAAACAGACTTGGATTTCTTGCAGCAGATAATGTAATACTTTCAACAGTTTCAGAATTTTTTAATTTTTTTCCAGAAACAGTTATATCAGTTTTAGATACTGAACCCATAGACGTAGCTGCATCTCATACAAAGGTTGCGATACTTAAACACGCAGTAACTATGGGAGAAAAACTTATATTGTTTTCTGAACAAACGCAATTTGTATTATCAAGTTCAGCAGATAACCTTACTCCTTCAACAGCTAACGTACTGGTACAAACTGAGTTTGAAAGTAACGCAGCAGCACAGCCTGTTGGTTCTGGTTCTTCTATTTATTTCTTAACTAAAAAAGGTTCTTTTGCAGGTATTAGAGAATATATTATTTCAGGTGGTCAACAAATCCAAGATGCTGCAAACACAACAATTCATGTACCAAGACTAATACCAAGTGGCATTTTTAAAATGGCAGTATCAAACAACCAAGATATTCTTGTTTTACTTGGTACAGAAAATCCAAACAAGTTATATGTAAACAGATGGTTATATGGTGAAGGTTTTAGCAAAGCATTAAACGCTTGGTTTACTTATACATTTAATAGTAATAGATCAATTTTAAATATTGATTTTATTGGTACTGATTTAATACTGGTTGTAGAAGAAGCTAATGGTGTGACTTTAGAAAAGATACCATTTGAAACTAATTTTAGAGAACCTAATGCTAGTTTTGAATATCATCTAGATCATAAAGTAACTGAAGCAACTAGCGGTGTATCTGTTGCTTATAACTCTGCTACTGGTATTTCTACATTTACAGTTCCTTATAGATTAAGAGCCAATATGAATATTATTGGTCGTTATCTTGCTAGTAATGAAACAAGTACGTTTGTAGATGCTGAAGGAAATACCAAAACTCTTGTATCAGGACAAGCACTTACAACTACCAATACATCAGATGGATCTACTTCTACAATTACAGCAACAGGTGATTTTAGAAATAGTAAATTTATTATTGGTGAACCTTTTGAAATGCACTATAGATTTAGTAAACAAAGATTAACTCAAGGTGGTGGAGGTGCTTCTGAACTTATAAGTGGTCGATTACAAATACATCATTTTTATATTAAATATGAAGACTCTGGTTTCTTTCAAGTAGAAGTAACACCTGAGAATAGAGATACATCATTACATAAATTTACTGGTCGTTTGCTTGGTTCTGCTTCTGCTTCGATTGGTGAGATTAATTTAGATACAGGTACATTTAAAGTACCGATTATGAGCAAATCAGATAGAGTAGACATAGATGTAAAAAACAATACGTTCTTGCCTACTTTATTAGCTAGTGCAGAATTTGAAGGAGTATTTCACATGAGGAGTAGAAGAGCTTAATGGGATATTTAAGAAAATCAAAACTATCAGATCTTAACTATGTATGTCAAAATATGAGACAGATGGATAGATTAGAAGGTTTATATCAAACAGGACAAGACCCAGAAGATGCTTTACGCTTATCTTATTTGTTTGGTAAAACAGTATTAACAATAGCAGGTGACGAAGATCAACCTATGGGCTTATGTGGTGTTGCTAAAGATGGTTGTATATTTATGATTTGTACTGATGAATTGTTTTCTAATAAAAAATACAAAATACAATTAATAAGAAAAGGTAGAAAATGGATAGACAGTTTGTTGAAATCTTATAAAGTCTTATATAATTTTGTATATGCAGAGAATCATACTGCTATAAAGTGGTTAGAAGCTCTCGGTTTTGTTTTTATAAATTATCACGAAAAGTATGGTCAACATGAAAAACCATTTTATGAATTTCTGAGGATCGCTTAAATGTGTTCTATTGCTGCTGGTATTAGTGGAGGTTTAAGTTTATTTCAAGGACTTGCTATGCGTGGTGCTGCAAAAGACGCTGCCAATCAAACTTACCAACAAGAATTAGAAGGTACACAATCTGCTGAAGATAATAAAAGACAAAAGCAAAGGGCTTTATCTGAAGGTAAAGAAGAGAAAACTGTAGCTGCTAGACAAGATAAATTTGCTAAAGCTATTGATACATTAAAAGGAACTAAAGCTTTATTAGCAAAAGGACAAGTTGGTGTTACCACAAATTTATTAGTAATGGATCAAATAAGACAAGGTGCAAACTACAATGAAAAAATAAGACAAAGTATTGAATCAATGAACAGACAATATTTGTTTGATGTCAAATCAACTGAAGCAGAATATCAAGGAATTAGAAATAGATTAAGAAGTAATACTATTAATGCTTATAATCAAATACCTACAACAGGATCAATTCTTTTAGGTGCTGCTACAAGTGCGTTTAATACTGAACTTGGTATGGAAAACAATATATTTAATATGGGTTAAATTATGACATCTAGTTTTCAAAGCACAGCAGGGGAAAGTTTTAGAACACCAGTTAATACTTTTGTGCAGCCTGTTACTGCTACACGAAAAAGTGGCATGGCAGATTTGGCTGAAATGTTAGCAATAGTAAATCCTACATTGCAAAATTTTATACAAATAAAAGGAAATGAAAATAGACAAAGAGATATAGAAGAAGGACAATTAAAAGTATTAGGTGCATCACCTAAAGAACTTATAGAAATAAGAAAAGAAGTAGAAGCAAAAGCTGATAAAAAAACTTTTAGACAGTTTCTTGGTACGAATAGATTTATGCAATATGGAATAGAAAAACAATTAGCAATCAATATAGCCAATGGACAAGAAGCAAAAACAAAAAAGTTTTTTGATGAATATGTTGTAAATGTTGATTTACCAAATGGTACAACCATACAACAACCTTTATCTCAATTTGATGTAAACTCTGAAGCTTTTGATAACGCAATTACTGAATTTCAAAACACACAACTAGCCAATACTAGAGGTATAAGAGCTAGTTTAATAAGAGAACATATATTACCAAAACAAAATCTTGCATTACAAAAAGTATTTAACGATCAAGAAACAAAGTTAGCAGAGTCAAAAATTAAACAAGCTAGTATATTGTTTAACGATTCAGTTTTAAATTCTTGGTTTAGCATAGATAACTATAACGACAATATAGAATTAAATTTAATAGATGATAACTATACAGAAAAAGACAGAATAAAAAATAATGGTCTTTCGCAGGGAGAATTTTTAGCTTTAGAAGAATTACAAGATAATGTAGATTCTATGGTTAACAGAGGTCTTGCTACCGCAGTATCGCCTTCAAAAATGATAGGACAAGTAAAAACAAATGTATTAAAAATTCTTGATTATTATGAAAGCAATAATCTTGATATGGATATTGCTTATGAAGAAGTAGAAGAATATATTAACTGGATAGGTAATTTGAAAGTAGGACCAAAAACAATATTAAAAAATGGAAATGTAATACAACAGCCTTTAAGTAGTTTTTATATAGCAGATGGTGAAGATAAAATTGAAACTCTACTAACAGATATATATGACAAGAAAGAAGATATAAAGAAAAAACAAAATGATTACAATATGATAAACGACCAAAATACTATATCTGATACTTTAAATAATGTAGATTTTTCTCGTACTCAATTTAAAGATGGTAAAGAAGCATTAAATTATTTTAAAAATATAGGCAATACATTAGATGCACTAGCTGAAAAATACCCAGAGCAAATTGAATTTTTATATAAACAATATGATCTTAGAAACTTTAGTGTTGATGATTTCTTTTTTGAATTAGAAACAGAATATGATGCAGGTACAGTAACGCAAAGTCAAGCCTTAATACAACTAACAGATGTCATGCAAGCTTTAGGACCAAATGCTTCTAAAGCAGACAGAGAAAAATATACTCAATTAAAAAAATATTTAAGTAAAACAGAAGGTAAAACTTTAGAACAAAGATTTCCAGCAATGAAAGAGTTAATAAAGTATGGTCAAAGAACTATTGGAAAAGTAAATTTAGCATCAGGTGTAGTTAGTTATAAAGATGCTGATGACGTAGATAAAATGCAAGATTTAAATACAGAATTAAAAAAATTAGTAAAAGAAAATGGAGGACTTGATGCTCAGATAGATAAAGATGGTAAGACAACAACAGTTAGAAATTGGTATTTAGGTAATTTAAGAAAAATAAAAAATTCAAAAAGGTTTGGTAACTATGAGTTTTATGATCCAGCTTTAGATTTATCACAAGAATTTGTAGAAGTTGTAGAAGATGATGATGGTCAAGATGATGGCAAAACAGTAAATATACAAGAACAAAAAGTTTTAACTTACGATACAAATACAAAGTTATTTAGTGAAGTTAATACTAATGAATTACAAGTAGGACCAACTACTACAGTTGTATCTATTAATGGTTCAGTTACACCTGCTGGTGAATCGTTACGTCAAAATTTAAAAATAAAATCATTTGAAAATTTTAATGTTGATTTTTATAATGCAACTTTTGAAGACAATCAAACAGAAACAAGAAATGAAAAATTATTAAGTGACGATTTAGAAGCTAGTGCTTTTAGTGGTGACTCACCTACTACAGTTGAAGTTGAACAGGGAGATACTTTAAGTCAGTTAGCAGAAGAATTTAATGTGCCTTTAAAAGCGTTTATGGAAGCAAACAATATAACTAACGCAGATTTGATAAGAGTAGGTGACGAATTAATTGTACCAATGGTTGAAAGGATAAATATGAAAGAAGTAAAAAATAATCAGATAAAAGCATTAGACGATATTTTAAAAGATACAGACAAGACAAAAGTAATACCTCAACCTAAAATAGAAGAAATGCTATTAGCTGTAGGTTTTGAACCAGACATTGCAAAAATTATGGCTGCTGTGGCAATGGCAGAGTCAGCAGGTGATCCAATGATTGATACTGTCAAATCTGGAACTGATCCAAAAAAAGAAAATGAATTTTCTATAGGCTTGTTACAACTAAATATGAAAGATGATAGAGACAGATTATTAAATGTATTTGATATTGAATCTGAAGAAGAGTTGTACGACCCTATTATTAATGTAATTGCAGCCAAGCGACTATATGATGAGCAAGGACTTAATGCTTGGAGTGCATACAAAAATAATTCTTATAAACAGTTTCTAAAGAACTAACATGACAGACTCAAATATTGTTAAAAGCCTTCTTGATAATAAAGAAGAAGAAAAAACAGACTCCAACATTGTTGATAGCCTTAATCAACAACCATCTAATACAGAACTAAAAGACCTTGAAAATCAAGTAATTAATTCTTCTTTTACTAATGTTTTTAAAACAGAATCTAAGTTTGATGATTATGTAAATAACACTTTATTTGATGAAGAAACTTTTGATTTTGCTTCACAGGATTTTGATTTTAGTAATAATATATTTAATGATTTAACAGAAGAAAAGCCACAACAAAACCTGTCAGGGTTAGCAAAAGGTTTAGGTATAGAAATAGGTACTGGTATAGGTGCTGATTTAGCTTTTGCACCTTTATTAGCTCTTGGTCCTTTAGGTATTGCAGCTTATGGTGGAGGTCAGTTTGCTGTTGGTTACTATGCAAATATCGCAGCACAAAAAGCTAGGGGTGTAAAAAAAATAAGTCAAGCGGAAGCTGTAGCTGCTGGTCTTGTACAAATAATACCTGCTGGCACAACAGCAAAAGGTTTAAAAGGTGTTGCAAAAAGTGGTGCTTTTGGTGCTGGCTTTGGTGTGGGTGAAACTTTCCTTAGAGATTTATTAGGAGATGATGTAACTCGTGATGAATATTTATTAAGTTTAGGTTTTGGTGGTGCTTTTGGTGCTGGTTTTAAAGGTTCATTAGAAGGTTTAGGCGGTATTTTTAACAAAATTAAAGGTAAAACACCAGCAGAAGCAGATGCAATATTAACTAAACAAGATAAAAAAACTATTAATGATGCAGTAAAGAATATAGATACAGTATCAAAAAAACAAAAACAAAAATTAAAACAAGAGGGTGTAGATACTGATAAATTAGATCAAGAAATCAGCAGCCAAAAACAACAAACAACAAATATAAATGAAGATAGTATTCCTTTAGGCAGCAGAGTAAAAGCAGCAGATAGAGGAAACATAGGAACTGTTGTTGGTTTTGATGAGTCTACTGGTAAATTTACTGTTTCTTTTAAAAGTAAAAAAGGTGCATTTCAATCAGTAAAATTTGATCCTAGTCAGTTAACAGTAACTAAAAAAGGAAAAGTTTTACAATCAGATATAGATTTTGGAGAACAAAAAAAACCAGCAGTTCAAACAGAGGTTACACAAGATCTTACTTTTATAGCACCAGAAGCTTACAAAAGAACTAAACCTCGTTATGGGTCTGCCAATATACAATTCCAATCTGACTTCGATAAGATGTCTTGGTCTTTAAGAAATGGAAGAAAAGTAAAAGCACAGAATGATGGAAAGATGCTAAAAGTATTTTTAGATCAAGGCTTTACAGAAAAAGAAGTTAGATTACATGGAGACAAAGTACACGCAAAAATAAAATCATTAGTAAAAGAACAGACAGGTAGTGCTAGTGCTTCGGTTTCAAATACAAGTGGTTTAAATTTAGAAGTAAAAATACTACAAGACTTTGCAAATAAAATACAAACACCACTAAACAAACTAGATAGTCAACCTGACTTGGATTTAGGTAATACACAATTAAATCCACAGAAAATGAATCGCATTAAAGATATGCAGAAAGGTAAAAAAGATTTAATAACTGCCAAAGTAAGAAAAAAGAAAGATGAAGGAGGATTTAAAGGTGCTGAAAGAAAAAGTCAGTTTGAAACGCAAGAAGGTGCATTAGGTAAAATGGTAGATAGTAAAGGCAAGATAGGTATAGATAAAAAGAATTTAAAATTTTTTCAAGAGTACACAAGAAAAAAAGCATTACTACAAAATAGATTACCTGATGATGAAGAAGTTGTTATTAACCAACAAGGCTTGCAAATAGCTACAGATAGAGTTGCAAACTCTACTCAAAACTTTATAGATATAATTAAAAAAAATGCTGGTAAGAAAACTAAAAAAAGTCAAGCTGCTATAGATAAAGCAGGTGCAGAAATTATTAAAGCTGAAAAATTAGTAGATGATTGGTTAGGTTATGGTATTCCTTTAGGCACAAGACTAGGTAGAGCTTTGCAAGCTTTTAAAAACAAACCAATAGAAGGCATAGAAGGTATGACACCTGCTGAAGTAATGAAACTAAGTCCTTTAGAAAAGAAAAACTTAACAGCACAAAATCGTGATGTATCCCCTGCTCTTACAAAGTTAATAGAACAAAGTCAAGACTTTCAAGAAAATTTGCTTGCAAAAATAAAAGAAGGACATGAAACAGGAGATTACTCGCAAGTTATAAAAGTTGCACAAGATATGAAAGAAGCAGGTGGAAGTATAGAAAACATGGTAAAACTTTATAACGCAGATGCTTTTGGTAAGACTTTAAAACTTGCTAACCAAACCTCAAGAGTAATTAACGAGGTAGGAATCAATGGAGTTTTATCTGGTCTACCTTCTCAAAGAATCAATTTATATTCTGGTATTGTGCAATCATTTTTAGGTAACATGAAAAACTTTAGTGGTACTTTAGATGTTGCAAATGGCAAGGGTTTAATAAGAAAAGAAGGAGTAGAAGCAGCTACTAGACACTTATTTGCCATGATGTATAACTTTGATTTTGGGTTAAAGGTATGGAAAAGATCATGGGATATGGAAGATAACTTTATAAATGTTGGTAATTCTAAAATTGAAACTGGTCAAAGATTTGTTATCTCATCTGAAAGTCCTTACTTCCCACTAAGAACAGCTATAAACTCAACAGGTAAAATTATAAGATTGCCTAGTAGGTTAATGACATCTAATGATGCTCTTATACAAACACCAAATATTCTTGGCTCTACTGCTTATCATGCAACTATGGAAGCTTTGAAAAAAGGTTTAAAAGGACAAGACTTAGATGATTATGTGAAAGGTAGTCTTGATGGGGTTATAGCTTATATTTTAAAAGGACAGGAAGGAGAGTTAGGCAGATTAAAACCACTAGAAGGAGATACATTTTTTAAAAAAGGTATAGGTCCAAGAGAGTTTATTGCTGATCCTGTTCTTGCAAAAATATTTCAAAGAGCTAAGAACTTTGGTAAAGAGATTACATATACACAACAAATAAGAGGTGGTCGTAGTGATGATGTTACAGATCCACTTGGTTTGTTTGCAGAAGAAATAAATAATTTAGCAATACAATACCCACCAATGAGAACATTCTTTAAATTTACAAGAACACCTACAAATATGATTAAAGACATAATGAGGTATATTCCTGTAATAAATACACCTGCAAGATTTGGTGGTAAAAAGAATTATAATTTTTTAAATGCTTTTCTTTTACCAGAAATAGCAGCAGACCTTAGAAGTCCTGATCCTCAAGTGAGAACTAATACAAGAGGTCAAATTTACATGGGTAATGCTTTTGCTACTATTTTAGGATTTCTTGCTTACAAAGAAATTTATCAACCAGCAAATGAATTTATAAGTTCAAGTGAATATGATAGTGAAGATAAGATACCAAAAACATTTTTAACTGGTGGTGGTCCTAGTTGGAAAACAAAAGAAGGTGCTGCTAAACATCTTTCATTATTAAGAAGTGGTTGGCTGCCATACGCTAGAGCTTATTTAATGTATGACGAAGATGGTGAAATATTATTTGATGAAGATGGAAAACCAAAATATAACTATGTTTCTTATGAAGATTTGCCAGATCCAGTTTTATCTTTTGTTAAAGCTTGGGTTGATTTTCAAGAGATGTCTCCATTCTTTACTAAAAAATTAGACAGAATATATGATGAATATACTATTGGTTGGACAGGTTTTATAGGTCGTGTCATTACAAATAAAAGTTATGTTCAACAAGTAAATGAAACAATGGATATGTTTACTGCCTTACCAGAAGTAGGTGGAGGTGGAGTTGATCCAGACGATACTATAAGTTATGAAAGACAAAGAAATATAGCTTATCTAAGTAGGTTATTTGAATCCTCTGTAACTCCTTATAGTAGTTTATGGGAAGATATACTTCGTTTGCCAGCAGATGTTACTGCACAAATACTAGGTATAGATGAACAGAAAGCACAACAACTTAGAAAAGAAGGATCAGAAGGTTTAACAAAATATGCGATAGAAGTTCTTGGTAAAGAAATAAAATTAGGTGCTGTTAAAAATAAAAGGCTTATAAGATTATTTGCCAAGATGGACACTAAAACATACTCAGGTGATTTTTCTGATTTAACAAGGAATATAAAGAATTTAAGATACCTTACAAGTGAAGATAAGTTAGGCTTATCAGATCAAGACTATAACGAAGTTAATGGTGCTTTGCAATATTTACATGGACTACTACAACAAATGAAAGCAAACGTGCCTTCTAATGTAGGTGGAGACTTACCATTTCAAGTAGAACATATTACTAATGATGTGGTTACATATCCTAGTAGAAGAGGATTTAATGTATTTACAAATGCAAAACATTCAAAAAGTAATAATAATTTATTACATGAAGCTAGTTATACAATAGGTAGATTATTACCAGAGCCACCTAATATTATCAGGGGTAGTAAAGTAAAAAACTTTGTTAGAAATTCTAACTTTAGTAGTAAGCTATTTAAGCCAATAAAATTAAACACAAAACAATATAACGACTTAAAAAAATATGTTAATACAACTGTTTTAAGTATTAGCGGTAAAAGTTATAACAATGCAGATGCTTTAAAAGCATATATTAAAGGTGAACTTGAAAGAGTAGAAGATGGATTTAGAGTAAAAGACCAATATAGTTATGAAGCAAATAAACAACAAATAGAAACATATGGCTTAAGTTCAGAAGAAGGACAGATTGCAGCAAATAGAATATTTAAAGTTATGAATGGAATAAATCAAGATTTTATAAACGCAGGTATTGAAAAATATATTAAAGCAAACTTTTCAGAAGAAGAATTAGAAGCTAGGATAAACGTAAAACTAGATCAACAAAACAAGTATAATGAAGAAATGGAAGAAATCTTAGATACACTTAACCTAAAGAGGTTTTAAATTATGGCTACTAATACCACATCTACGTCACAAACCCATAACGGAAATGGTAGTACAGCCACTTTTGCTATATCTTTTTCTTTCTTAGAAAATACAGAAGTTGATGTTACAGTTGGTGGAGTTCTTAAAACACTAGGCACTCACTACAATATTAGTGGTTCACAAGTTACTTTTACTTCTGGTAACATACCTCCTTCTGGTACAAACAATATTAAATTTCAAAGAGATACAGATATAAGTGCAAAAAAAGTAGACTTTGCTGATGGTAGTGTTTTAACAGAAACAGACCTTGATAATAATAGTGACCAAATATTATTTGCTCAACAAGAGATTACAGATAAATTAAGCAGCGTAGAAGATGGAGCTACAGGAGATCAAACAGATGCAGAAATAAAAACTGCTTATGAAAATAATTCTGATACAAACGCATTTACTGATGCTTTATTAGCAAAATTAAATGCAATAGAAGCAGGTGCAACTGGCGATCAAACAAATGATGAGATAAGGGCAGCAGTAGAAGCAGTATCAGATTCAAATGTATTTACAGATGCAGACCACACAAAACTAAATGGAATAGAAGATAATGCAACACGAGATCAAACAATAACAGAAATAAAAAGTCTTATAGCTGGCAGTCCACTTGATGCTAGTCACCTTGCAGCAAACTCAGTTGATACAAGTGAAATAGCGGATGACGCTGTTACTACAACCAAAATTGCAGATCAAGAACTAAAAACTTTAGCAAGTATGCAATCTGGTACAGCTTCTAAATTAGCTGACAGTACAGCTTTAACTGCTGATATAGCAGACCTTAATCAAATAGATGGTATGCAAAAGGCAACCACTATAACTGATGACGATACTAAATTTCCTACAAGTGGTGCAATCGTAGATTATGTGGCTGCACAACTAGCACCTATTGGTGGTTTAGAAGCTATTGCGAATGAAAACTCTTTTCCTAATACACAACCAGCATCAGGTGTAGTTATAAGTATTGCAGATGCAGGTGGTATGGTAGTAAGCGGTACTGGTACAGCTAGTGGAACAACTCTTAATGGTACAACAGTAAATATATCTGGTATTGCATCTAATTTTAATAGTACAACAGTAACAAACGGAGTACGTTTTCTTGTAGTTTCTACAGGTTCAGGTCAGAACTATACCTATCACAAAGCTACACTAAGAGAAGATGATCTTCTTAGTATTAGTGGAGACATCAACGACTTTTCAGAAAGATATAGAGTTGGATCTAGCAACCCTACAACTAGCTTAGATAACGGAGATTTATTCTTTAATACAAGCACAGGTAAAATGCTTGTATATAACGGCACAAATAGTGCTTGGGAAGAAGTACAAAGTATAGGTAACTTTTTCATATCTACACTTAGCCCTGCATTTGATGGCAGCACACAAAATTTTACTATTACTGATGCACCTACAAACGTACAACAAATATTATTAATAATAGAAGGTGTAGTTCAGAAACCTAATGCTGGTACATCTACACCTACAGAAGGCTTTGCTTTAGATGGTAGTACGGTTAAATTAGCTGCTGCCCCTGCTGCTGGTGCAAGCTATCACGCAGTAGTAATGGGTTCTACTGTTAATATTGGAACTCCAAGCAATAACACAGTAAGTTCTGCTATATTACAAAACTCAGCAGTAATAGAAGCCAAGATTGCAGCAAACGCCGTTACTAGAAATAAAATTATTAATGATGCAATAGATGGCACAAAAATTGCTGATGATTCTATAAACTCTGAACATTATGTAGATGGCAGTATAGATGAAGCACACATAGCAAGTAGTGCTGTAACAGCAGCAAAAATAGCTTCTGGAAATGTAGATAATACAGCCTTAGGCACAAACGCAGTTAGTACAGTTAAAATTCAAGATGATGCAGTAACAGAAGATAAATTAGCTAACTCTATAAACTCGGCAATAGCAGCTAACACAGCTAAAAATAGTTTAGAAAATGATTCAGTTACCACAGCTAGAATAGCTGATGATGCAGTAACAAATCCAAAAATTGGTCCAAATGCTGTAGGTACTACTGAAATAGCAGACGAAGCAATTACACTTGCCAAATTAGAGCATGGCACATCATCTAATGATGGTAAGTTTTTACGAGCAAACAACGGAGCAGATCCTAGTTTTGAAACAATAACAGTACCAGTTGGAATACCAAGTGGAGGTATTATTCTTTGGTCAGGAGCAGCTAACGCTATACCTTCTGGTTTTGTTTTATGTGATGGTAATAATAGTACGCCAAACCTTCAAGATAGATTTGTAGTAGGTGCTGGTAACTCTTACAATGTAGGAGATACAGGTGGTGCGGACTCTGTTACACTTACAGAAAACCAAATACCTAGTCATAACCACAATGTATCTAATACTGGAGGTGGTAGCCCGTCTAACCAACATCCAATAAGATTTGAAGCTGCTAGAAAGCCAAGCTACACTACTCTTTCTACAGATAACACAGGTGGTGGTCAATCACACGAAAACAGACCTCCCTACTATGCACTTTGCTATATAATGAAAACATAAGCTAGTTTACTATGCCTTTAACACAAGTTACATCAAGACTAATAGAAGATACCTTACGTTATGTGTTAGGTGCTAGCGGTACAGATCACTATACATTTACAGGTAAAGGTCTTACAGGTGCAGTAAATGACCCTGCGTTAACACTTAGCAGAGGTCATACTTATATTTTTGAAAATAGAAATAGTAGTGGCGCACATCCTTTCTATATAAAAACCAGTATTGTTAATGGTGGCACTAACGATCAATACAACACAGGCGTAACAAATAATGGTGGTGCTGGTGGTACAGAAATAGTATTTACAGTACCGCATGATGCACCTGATGTTTTGTACTACCAATGCAGTAGCCACATTAATATGGCGGGTCAACTTAAAATTACTGGTGCTGTAGCAGATGGGGGTATAACAACAGCTAAACTTGCAGATGATGCGGTTACAGGAGATAAGTTAGCTGACGATGCTTCTAATGACGCAAATAGAGCAGTTAATACAAACCATATAAAAGACTTAGCAGTAGAGACACGTTGTATAGATAATGGTGCAGTTACATTTAGTAAACTAGGTAATCTTTCTGTAGGTGTAAGTAAACTACAACCTGATTCTGTTGATGATACTAAGTTAGCTGACCATAGTACTGATAATAGTCAAAGAGCAGTTGATACAAATCACATTAAAGATGATGCAGTTACAAACGCAAAAATTCCTTCAAATGCAGCTATAGCTGGAACTAAAATAGCTCCTAACTTTGGATCACAAAACGTAAGTACAACAGGGTTAGTGTCAGACGGCAAAGGTAATTTAAGACAAATACCAGCAGCCAACCACAGTAATGCATATACATTACAAGCTACTGACGCAGGCAAAGCCATCTATATTTCTAGTGGTGGTGTTACTATTAATATTTCCGTATTTGCTGCTGGTGATGCAGTCACAATTATCAATAATAGTGGATCAGATCAAACTATTACTCAAGGTACTTCAATGACTCTTTACAATACTGGTGATGCTACTACAGGTAACAGAACTTTAGCTGGCAGAGGAATGGCTACTATATGGTTTGCTGCTTACAACATAGGTTACATATCAGGATCAGGGTTAAGCTAATGTCACCAATGCAGCAAATGTTTCTAGGTCTAGGTGCAGGGCCTGTAGAATATACTGCAAGTAACGCAACAGATATTAATTTACAAACTGTATTTGGAGATGATTGGACTGCTGACAAAGAAAAAATATACATTATTCCAAGCGGAGTTACAATCGGAGGAACAGGTAATAATCCAGCCATACTTGTTCCGCCAAGTATGAGTGGCACTTTAGTTATTGAAAATTCTGGTTCTATTCTTGGTAAAGGTGGTAGTCGAGGAAATGGTGGTTACAGTCCGGGTGGTTATCAAAGAATAACTGTTTATGTTAACAATGGTGATGCAGGCGGTGCTGGTGGTAACGCAATAGATATAAGAAGTGCATATGTAACTGTAAACAACAACTCTGGCGGTCAGATTTCAGGTGGCGGCGGAGGTGGCGGCGGAGGTGGTACTGGTCAGATTGCTTATGCTTTTGGTTTTCAATGGGTTGGAGGACATGGTGGCTACGGTGGCTACGGTGAAGGGTATAACCAAAGCCAGAGCAATTACTCTGGTCATCCAAACCAAAGTGGTGGTTATGGCGGTGATGGTGGTAATGGTGGTAATGGTGGTACTTTTGGAAATGCTGGTACTGCTGGTTCGCAGGGTGGAAATAATTACCAAGGTCAGGGTCAATCACGCGGTTATGGTGGTGCTGGCGGTGCTGCTGGTAAAGCTATTACAAGTGGCAACGGTTCGTCATGGACAAACGGTACTACTGCTGGTACTTATCATGGTTCTTATACATAGTGGATATACCAGAAATATATCTACCCGACACAAACTATATTCTTAACCCACCTAATACAATATTCTATCCACCTGTGGCAGAGGAACCTTATCTAGATCCAATTCTTTTACCTTCTCTGGAACAAGTTGAGTCGGGTCTGGGAGGTCAGGGATCTTCTTCTGAAGAAGAAACAACATCTGTAAAGGAGGAAGAGTTACAGCTAACACCAGAAACAATACCGCAGAACCAGCTAGTACCCAAAGAAACTTTATCAACTGAAGAACCTGTAGCTACGTTTAATATACCATTTTTCGGTGAGATGCCTATACCTGCACCAGAGGTCATAGCTTCTAGTGTAATAGCAGCAGGTACTGCGTCAGTTGCAAGCGTAGTAGGGGGTATCGCTATGCAGTCAGTATTAGCTTTTATCAAGAAAACATTTAAGAAAATATTTACTAAGATTCTTAAAAAAGAAGTCGCAAATGTGAAAGAAAAGATAGATAATAATAAAGGTAGCTAGAGTTCACATACCTGTACGTGTGGCGTCTAACTAGCTACTTAAATTTTTCTGCGTTGGCTTTTACATAACTTCGTATATTGATTACATCACTACAGATGTATGCGAACTTAGACTTAGGATTTATCATGTAGCCTGATGCGTGAAGCTGTCCGCACTTCAAGATACGAACTAGCTGCTTATCATGCACTTGCTTGTCTAGTTCTTCTTTGGCTAGGTCTAGCTTTACTTTTGCTAATTCAGAACACGTTTCATTATTAGTTCCTAGTGGTATCATCCAACTTACCTGTACTCCCCATCCTTCATTAATAGAATATGTATCTTCTCCCTGTGCATCATTTCCTGTATAAAAAGGAGTTACAGCCATAGTAGGTTGACTACAGACCAAGTTTCCAAACTGTAGCTTACCTGTCATTCCATTATTAACATTCATATTTTGGTTGATAATACTGGAATTACCAACAGCATTAGGTTGAGCCTGTACGTTTGTATCGCCTTCGGCTCTTGCTTTATTACTGACTAAAGACAGACAAAGAAGTGATAACGCTAGTAGTCGTAATCGCATCATTAAGTGTGATTTTTTCAGTCATTTGGCTAGCTGCCCTAGTAGTAATACTAAGTGACCAATCTTTTGAAGTATCTGCAACTGTAAATACTGCATCACCACCAGCAATACCAGCAGATGCAGCTACAGAAATATTAGATGCTTCCCAAGTATTTAGGGCTGACCCATATTTTTCTGTTACCTGTGTGCGAGTTATTGTCTGAGTAGTATTCTCAGTTCTGTTACTAGAGCCAGTAGTCCAAGAAGGTACTCCGTTTGCGTAACAAGGTGCAACTAAAAATAAACTTAGTAAGAGTAGCTTTTTCATTTGATGCCTACTTTAGAGTTCTTATTATCTACTATAGTATCTTTTTTCTTTTTTATCGAAAACCCTAGTGACGCAGTAGAAGCACTGAAAATACTTGCAATAAATGTCGGATCAAAATCTACGATCTTTTTACCAGATGGCGGTTCATAGTATGAAAGGGATAAAAGTGTTGCCGACCACAAAAGTACGCAAACTTTTACAATGGTTTCGACTTTACTAGGCTCTTGTTCTTCCATAGAAGTGCAAACTCTTGTCTAATACTAGCAATGTAGCTATGTTTGGAAAGTAACACAAGATTATTATGCTTAAAATCTTAAAACCAATACTACTAAAATTCTTTACTACTACTGCTGTAAAGAGATTAGTAGTCGATCTACTTAGAGCTATCTGCAAACAAACTACCAACACGCTAGATGATCGTGCTGTTGATATGTTAGAACAACAGTTGTTTCCTAAGATGAACTGATATGACACATAAAGAGTTTTTTAAAATAATCGTTGGCAACCCACCGCCAGAAATTGAGTTTGAGATTGAAGTCAAACAACGTGAAACAGAACAAATGCCAGAAGAAGCTGTAAGGGCATACTGTTTAGACCTAGTTAAATACACCAAACTACAAGACTTGCTTTTAACTTCAGCAATAACTCGTATATCAGATATAGAAACCAAACTATATCGCTATGAGAAAGGTATGAAACTATACAAAAAAGTTAGAAAGCTAGGTTTTTTTGGTAAAATAAAGTATCTTCTATCTGGCAATACAGGTGAGAAGTGATTATATTATTTAAAAACAAGACTAATCATGGATAAAAATTTTAAAATCTTAGAAAAGTTACATTTACTTCTTGCAAAAGAACTGACAGATAAGATTACAAGTGGCGAAGCAAAGGCAGGGGATTTAAACGTAGCTAGACAGTTTCTAAAAGATAATGGTGTTGAATGCTTACCTGTAGAAAAAAACCCAATGCAAGAGCTTATGGAAAACTTACCAGACCTAGATGCTGTACCTTTAGCTGATTTATAAGTATGACAAGAAAAGCTTTACGAATTGCAAGTGAAAATGGCAAGGTTTATTACAGAACTTTTCCATTAGGTAAAAAGAAAGAAAATAAATATCTCAAGTTGCAAAGACAACAAAGACAAATAAATCCAATGGAATATAATAAATCTCAATACGGAGCTAAGTATGTCTGAAAAAAGAGATTCTTTAAAAATTAATAAAAAGAAAAAGCTAACGCAAGCTGATTATAAAAGAATGTATCCTGAGGCTGGAAAGAGAACTACTGAAGGAATAAAACAAATGAAGGAAAGAATTAAACATGGTGATATGCATCTCCATTATGGGTTTCCTGATACACCAGAAGGTAAAAAACAATATCAGAAAGCTAAAAAAGAATATGGACTATCTTAAAACATAATCATTGCAACCCCTACCAAAAAAACTACAAGACTTTAGATATTTCTTAATCGTTACTTGGAGACATCTAAACCTACCAGACCCTACACCTGTTCAGTTAGACATAGCTGAATATCTACAATATGGTGCAAGACGTAAAATCATACAGGGATTTCGTGGTGTAGGTAAGAGTTGGATTACATCTACCTATGTAGTGTGGAGACTTCGTATGAATCCACAGCTAAAATTCTTGGTCGTATCTGCCAGTAAAGATAGAGCCGATAACTTTACTACATTTACCATGCGTCTTATCAATGAGATGCCAATACTTGCTGATTTGATCCCTAGAGATGACCAAAGAAACAGTAAGGTAAGTTTTGATGTAAAACCTGCACAAGCCGATCATGCTCCCTCATGCTCTTCTAGAGGGGTCTTAGGACAGATGTCAGGAGCTAGGGCAGATGAAGTTATAGCAGATGACGTAGAAGTTCCTAACAACTCTTATACACAGCCCATGAGAGATAAACTTAGTGAAGCTGTAAAAGAATTTGAAGCGATCTTAAAACCAAATGGCAAGATTACTTTTCTTGGTACACCACAAGTAGAAAACTCTGTGTACCTTACACTAGAGGAAAGAGGATATGAAACAAGAATATGGACTGCTAGATACCCAGAACTAAAAAACAACTATGGAGATAGACTTGCTCCTATTATCAACAGAAAGCTTACAGAAGGGCTTGTAAAGCCTAATGATCCTGTAGACCCTATAAGGTTTTCTGCACAGGATCTAATGGAACGTGAAGCTTCCTATGGTCGTTCTGGGTTCAATCTACAGTTTCAACTAGATACAACTCTCTCAGATCAAGATAGATACCCATTAAAAATAAACGACCTAGTAATCGCTTCTGTAAATAAAGAATTTGCACCAGAAAAGATCATCTGGTCTAATAATCCCGAATATGTAATCCAAGATCTCCAATGCGTAGGGTTCAATGGCGATAGATTCTATCGACCAGCCCAAGAATTTGGAGACTTTATAGAATATACAGGGTCAGTTATGTTCGTTGATCCATCTGGGAAGGGCAAGGATCAGACCGCTATAAGCTGCGTTAAGATGCTTAATGGTAATTTATACGTCACAGAATGTTTAGGACTCTCTGGGGGCTACTCAGATGCCGTTCTAGAGAAAATTAGTAAGATTGCTAGAGACAATAAAATAAATCAAATACTCGTTGAACAAAACTTTGGTGGTGGTATGTTCGCTGAACTCTTAAAACCTTTCCTAATGAGGTTCCACCCTTGCCAAGTTGAAGACGTTAGAAACAATAAGACCAAAGAACTACGCATAATTGACACTCTAGAACCTGTAATGAACTCTCACAGGCTCATAATTGACCGCAAAGTGATAGAAAAAGACTTCCGTTCTAACCCACATGAAACACCAGAAAGAAGACTTAAGCTTCAACTTGTCTATCAACTATCTCGTATCTCTCGTCACAGGGGTTCTCTCGTACATGATGACCTTGTTGACTCCCTTGCAGGTGCAGTTGCCTACTGGACAGAATACATGGCTCAAAATGAAGACCTAAATATCTCTAAAAGAAAAGAAGAATTACTCTCTATTCACACAGATAACTGGAATGATTTAATGAACAACACCATATCTCAAACTGCTATGGGTATGACCCCTCAACAAATAAGAAATAGCAACGTATCTAACGAAGGTTTCCTTAAAGATTTCTATTAGGGACCACTATAGGAGAAAGAACAACATCTACTCACTAAGATTACACTAAGAATATACTTAGGATTGCACTAGGGGAGAGGACCCTTAGACTGCTGCTGCATGATTAACACCCAAAAAAAATTAGGAGCAAAAATTTGAAGGGGTTATACGTATATATACTTTGCAATTTTACCCATAGCCCTCGCAAAAATTACAAAAAAAGGTAGTCTAGTAAGCAAAACCATTGATATAACTAGGATCTTATAATATATCTTATATTATTTAGGGTGATTCTGGGCTAATTTTTGGTTATAGGGGTATATCTTTTCTTATTATCGATAGAGGGGGTATTGTTACAGAATTGTTAAGATGGATTTCTTAAGTGATACTAAGGGATAACAAAGAATCTATAAATCAATCCTAACAAAACAGTAATATATATATTAATATTATTATCAAGCAGTTCAACCGACTGCACAATTCACAGAACCACAAATGACTTTCACTTCAAAAAAACCAACAGTAAAAATAGAAGACGCTATCTTAGCTGACTTTATGGAGCTATTGGATAATCAGCAACTAGACAATGTATGGTCTAAACCATGGACTTCTTCACAATCTCAAGGGCATATTAATTTTTTAACTGGTCATGCCTACAGTGGAGCTAATCCTATAATTCTTCAAATGTATCAGACTTTGAGGGGTCAAGAATTACCTTTATGGGTGGGATATGGTCAAGCTAAAAAAGACTTGAATTGCATACCTAAGAAGGGCAGCAAGGCAGCCAAAATTTTAAGGCCAAATCCTATTAAGATAGACCTTAAGAATGAAGATGGCAGCCCTAAATTAGATAAAGAAGGGAATCAAGAATTTATTATGAAGGTAACCTTCAAAGGTGCTAGTGTTTTTAATATCTCTGATTTAGTCGGACTTGATGAAAAAGCACAAAGCAAGCTAGATAAAATTATTGAATCCTTTAAAGTCGATTGCGAAAAGTCAACAAGACCATTAAGTGATAGATGCAAAGATGCTCATGACCGTCTAATGATCTTTTCTAAAGACCTTAAGAATGGTTTACAGCATATGGGAGATCAGGCTTACTATATGGACAGTACTGACCAAGTAGTAATGCCAGAGAGAGAATCATTCACCAATGATGAAGCTTATCTTTCTACACTTGCTCATGAGTTTGCTCATGCTACAGGTCATAAGGATAGGCTTAACAGAAAATGGTTAAATGAGTATAGAAAGTATAGACCTCAGGAAGAGATGACTGCTGAGTTTGCAGCCGTCTTAATTTCTAATAGGTTGCAAATTACTTGTAATACTCAAAATCACGCAGCTTACTTATCAAGTTGGGCTAAGCACATCAAAGATAGTAAGTCACCATCTCAGCAACTAATGAAAGTATTTTCAAATGCCGTCAAAGCTGCTGATCTTGTAATTGGTGAACAGTAAACCGACTCTTTCTTAGAGGGCTTTCTAGCCCTCTCTGAAGGACTCAAAAACCTTCACTTGTAAACCTTAGAACCACAATTAATTATGGTTAAAACTAAAACTAAAAAGTCAGCTAAAAAAGTTGAGTATCCACAACAAGAAAAAGAAGTAATCGCATTTCTTTTAGTTAGTCACGGCTCTTGGGTTTGGTCTATCGGCAAAGATCCAAGCATAGTACACGCTACAAGATGTGTACGCAAAGCCAAGCGTGACTATGGTATCAAAGGCTGGCAAGTTATCAAAGTCAACATTTATGATATGTCTGACTGTAATACTTGGGCTTTTGATGGATATACTCTTGTTGATGCTGACAAGCAAAACAAAGAGTCTGAAGCCTACAAAAAAGGAGACATTTACAATCCATACAGAGGTTGTGAACGATTAAAGTTTATTGAAACTTTAGAAGTAGTCTCTTAACTAACACCAAAGTCAACCCTAATAAACTTACCTTTTGGCGGTTTGGGGGTTGACTTTTTTTATGTCTTAAATCATACTGTATTTAGTTATGTTTATTTCATAGCTATTAATCAACCTAATTGAGGAACCACAATCATGATGTTTTCATGCTTACAAGGCTATGCCCTTACAACTTATGACGAGCTAGTCAATGCACTTGGCGAGCCTGATTATAAAAGACAAGGAACTTACAGCCAGCCAACCTTAGAAGACGGAGACGGTAAAGTCTCTGTTGAATGGGATAAAGAACACTTTACTGTTTACGATTGGAAGCTAGATGAAACACCTAAAGGCCAACACTATTGGCATATAGGTGGCATGAATCCAACAGCCTTGTCAAAGTTTGAGCAGGCTACAGGTATCAAGACAGGGAGAAATTAACATGACCATCTACGAATACTTTGATGCCTTAACCAACATAGGGTTAGGGCTTACTCATTCAGAAGAATTTGAAGATGCAATTAATGACACGCTTGCATTAATACAAGAATCTTCACTAGCTGATATTGAATCAGGAGAAGAAGAATGACAACCTTAATTGTTTGGCTATGCCTTACTACTCTCTTGTATATCTTTATTAAAAACTTTAGGAACCATGCCTAGATCAAAACACGCAACTCTTATGGAGCTTGATTGTATTCTTCATAGGGTTGCGTGCCTTACCGATAGAAACTTTACTATCTTTCCGCCCTCTGATTCAGAGGGCAATCTTTTAGTAGATCAAACTATTGAGTACTACAAAAAAGAAATCATTAAAACTATTAACCAAATTAAAACGGAGGAACCACAATGAAAACACAAACTGATAAAGAATGGTTTTTAGAGCATTTTGGAACGCTTACTAAAGATCACCAGCAACAGCTAGAAACTATTGGTATGAAATTTAGAAACTATTGGAAACTAATAGAGACATTTCACGTCAGTCCACAAGTACAATCAAAATCATACGATCCAAAAGAAGAACCACACTTTTATGTAGAGGTTAAAGACCCATCAAAAATACATAAGGTTGAGGAGGTTTGTTTTTATTGTTATGCAGATCGAATAGAAGTTAAAAACTATTATAACTTTGACCAATCTAATGAATATTGGTTAGATCAATACACAATGACAGTAGAAAACTTTTTTAAATATTTAGATCAAGTACCAAAAGGTTTTCATTACTTTGCAGAATGTACTAATGGGGAGGTGCAGCAATGAACCGATCAAAATTATACGAGTGGCTACTCGATAATGATTGCCCTTTCGAGTGGGAGGTAGATGATTACTTTGTAGGAGAAGGGGTCAAGCTACGTTTCTATACTGACGAGGAGGACAGCGATTGAAGTGTACTAAATGCGGTAGCCTAGACAATAAAGTAAACAATACTAAAACTAGGCTATCCACTAGAGGTCACAACATAGGCACAAAAGAAAGTTCGATTCCTTTTATATGGAGGAGTCGGACTTGTCTTGTTTGTGGCAAGAAATATTCTACCTATGAAATCCGTACTCAAGACTACGGAAGGGAGGGGTTCATTCAGATGATTGAAGACCTGACCAACAACTAATAAACTTACCTATTGGAACCACCATGAAAACTAAAATGCCTACGCTTTCCGAAGCAACTAACCTTGTCTACAAGAGAAGGTATAACGGAGAAGATTCAGCCGAAAATTTCTTGATAGCTATGAAGTACAACATCAAAGCTATTGGTAATTTACCTGTAAATAAAATTACTAAACAGCATATAAAAAAGCTGATGGATTACCACAGATTTACAAGAAAAAATAGTAAGCAAGTAACCAACACAAAGGTAGGTTATTTAAAAACTGTCTTGGATGAAATGATTGAAGATGGATTTATACAAGATGTTTCTTTCCCAAGAAGATTGAAGGAGAAGAAACAGAAGGTACATTACCTTACTAAAGATATGGAAAAAAAATTGCTTTGGTATTTATCAGATAATGAACAAAAAAAGGCTAGAGATATAGTTGCTTGTTTGATAGACATAGGGTGTAGAGTTAACGAGTTTTTAGGATTAGAAAAAAGATTTGTTGATTATCAAAATAATCAAATAAATTTTAACGAAAGAAAGAATGAACAAGCTGTAGCTGTACCTATGACAGATAGAGTACAAGAAGTTTTAAAACCTTATTATGAATGTTGTAATGATACTGATAAATTATTTGATGTTGATTATCCTTGGCTAAATTATGTATGGCAAAATGCTAGAGAGGAATTAGGTTATGCAGATAAAAAGTATTACACTCTACATTTATGCCGACATACCTGTGGCTCAAGGCTTGCACAAAGAGGAGTACCACTTCTTTTAATTAAAGATTGGCTAGGTCATAAGGACATAAAGACCACCATGATTTATGCACATTTACAACCTTTAGCTTTGCACTCTGTAGTTGATGTATTAAATGACTGAGCCTAGCAAGAAACAACTAGAGCTAGAGCAAAGTATCTCTAGCATCTCAGCCTATAACAAGATCAGTAAACAAAACAAAAACATAGAGAAGGGCAGGGAGTCCGAGAACTATTATGCTCGCAACATCATAGAGTCAGGACTACAGAAGTTAAGCAAAGCAATACAAGATCATATAGATGAAAGTCTTAGCGGTAAGGTAGGAGTCAAAGCTGTCTCTGCTTTGTTTCTTTCTCAGTTCCCAGACGTAGATGTAGTTGCCTTTATTGCTTTCAAAGTATTACTAGATAATGCTTCGCAGTTAAAGACAACTGTATCTACTGCACTCAAGATAGGGCAGATGCTAGAAGACGAACTTAGGTTTACTAAGTTTGAAGAGCTAGACCCTAAACATTTTAAGAACATAAAGAAACATACCAGAGATACCAAGAACGAAGGCTATAAAAGAAACCTTATGGTCTATCACATGAACAGTAAAGGCCATGAGTTTAAGACTTGGACAAGGAGTAATAAAATTAAGGTTGGGCTGAAGTTGATTGAGTTGATAAT